GACGATGGTATGACTAATAATGTTCTTCAAATGAGAGCAATGGCAAGAAGATTGCAAGCGCAATCTGATTTAGGGCTCATTATTATAGATTATCTTCAATTAATGGAACCATCTACTAAGACGGAGAACCGTGTTCAAGAAATCTCAAAAATTTCTCGGTCGCTTAAAGCCTTAGCACGAGAATTAAATATACCAGTCCTTGCCTTGTCTCAGCTTTCTCGCGCAGTTGAACATAGGTCTTATTCTATTCCTAAGCTTTCAGACCTTCGTGAATCAGGGTCAATAGAACAAGATGCAGATGTTGTAATGTTTATTTATCGTGAAGAAAAAGCGCTACCTGAAATAGGTCTTAAATGCGAAGGACAAGTTGTTATTGCCAAAAACAGAAATGGACCAACAGGTCATATTGATGTTTATTTCAAAGAGAAATCTGCTACTTATGAATCGGTGAGTAAGCGTCCTGGAGAGATTGAAGAGATTGAATTTCCGCCCGAACCCAATGAAATGCCATTTAGTTAAAATAATTACTTATTTGTAAAAAAATAATATGACTAAAAAAAATCCAATTGGAGTAAGCGAATGGAGAAAATATGGTAAAAAATATAAGTATTACAATTATTTTGAAAAACAAATAAGAAAAGATGAAAGGAAAAGAGTATTAAAGAAGATAGAAAAGATAATGAGTAGTTATAGTTTTAATATGAGATATTTAGATAAATTTTATAAATTACTAAAAGACTCCGATTAATATGAATATATTAATGATACCAGATATATCTTGCGAAGATGACCCAAAGTGCTGGGCTATTGGAAAATTGGCACAAGATATTATAGATAACAATCCTCGTTTTAATTTTTATCAAGTAGGAATTCATCCAAGAGAAGTCGTTGGAGGATATATGAAAATAAAAGACTTGATGGAAAAAGATAAAATAAAGTTTGATTTAATTCATTTTCAATATTGGAATTCAGCGATACAATTATTACAAATGCTTCCTGAATTAAAAGAAATTCCAAGTCTTTTAACTCACCATAATCATCATTCTTTAAGTAAAGAAGATTGGAGCGGATTTACAATGCTTAATGAAATGACTAATTGGGGCGTGGATGAGTTATTAAGAAATCACAAGAACGTAGTAAAAATACCTCACGGAGTTGATTTAAGTAAGTTTTCTTATATAAAAGAATATCCGCCAAAAGAACCCGCCGTTGGTTATGTAGGAAGGATAGCTCCTTGGAAACATTTAAAAGAAATATGTGAAGCTTCTAATAGATTGGGATATAAAACTATTGGTTGTGGATATATAGATAAACCTAATTATTGGCAAGAAATTCCAAAAGCTAATTTAATCTTTCATGGCGGAATGGGAAGAATGAATATGTTGCCCGATGGATTTGAAGTTGGAATGTATAGAAAAATGACCGTATTTGTAATGTATTCTACGGGAGAAAAAGAGAGCGGTTGTTATGACAACAAAACAGAGATACTTACTGATAATGGTTGGAAGTTGTTTAGAGATTTGAATAAAAAGGAAGAAGTAGCAACACTTAATCCTGATACTAATCAATTAGAATATCAAAAGCCACGACTTTATGTGGATGATGAAAAACATAGTGAATTATATTATTATCAAAATCGTGCATTGGATTTTGCAGTAACTCCCAATCATAATATGTGGATTAAGTCTCGTATTCATGGTAAGTATAAGCCAAATTACGAATTTAGGAGAGCTGATAAATTGGGACATTTTAATAAGATACAAAGAACTTGTGAATGGAAGGGTAAATCTAGCAAGTCGTTAGATTGGTTTAGATTGATGGGTATATATCTTGCCGAGGGTTCGGTAAGTGGCAAGTCTAATCTTTTTATAGCTGCTGTTAAAAAAAACGAGAAAGGCGATATTAGAAAATTGCTCAAAAGAATGAGATGGAAATTCAACGAAAGATTGGATGGGTTTAGATTAAGCGTTAAAGACAAAAGCGAATTTGTAGAATATTTAAGGAAATTTGGAAAAAGTTATCAAAAATTTGTACCAAATGAAATTAAATTTGCATCTAAAAAGCAAATCAATGAATTTTTAGATTGGTATGTTAAGGGCGATGGAAGAACGCAGAGTGGAGCAAGAATTATATGGACATCTTCAAAAAGAATGGCAGATGATTTACAGGAATTATTTATTAAGGCTGGAACACATGCAATTATATCTAAAAGAGATAGACGAGATGAAAAGAGAAGGTGGATTGTTGACCATTGGGCAAATGTAAATTATGAAGAATATACAATATACGAAAGGGTAAAGAAAAATGAAAGCTATATCCAAATTAGGCAACTAAAGAAGAAAAAATATGATGGTAGGGTTTATTGCGTAGAAGTTCCTAATCATATTTTGTTAGTTAGAAGAAATGGTAAGCCGATGTTTTGTGGCAATACCTTGCCTTTATTACATGCTATGGCTCGTGGAGTTCCCGTAATGGCAACTCATCAAGGAATGGCAAGAGATATTATTAAAGACGGCGAAAATGGAATTATATTTAACGAAGAGAATTTTGAATCCAAGTTAAAAATGGTAATGGAAGATAAGGAATTGAGAGAGAAATTAAGAAAAAATGCTTATAAAACAATAAGGAATTATTCTATTGAAAGATTCGCAAGAAATTATGCAAAAGCTTATTATAAATTATTATATAAAGATAAACCTATTATAAGTATCATTATTCCAACCTTTAATAGAAGTAAGCAGTTAATTGATTCGGTTTTATCGGTAGAAGAGCAGAATTATCAAGCAAAAGAAATCATAGTTATTGATGATGGTTCAATTGATGACACCAAAAAAGTATGCGATGAATTAAAGAAACAAATTCAAACTCCATTACTTTATCTTAATACCGAAGATACTTATCATTATAACTTAGCAAAAGCAAGAAATATGGGAGTGGTTGAGTCGTTAGGAGATGTATTATTATTTATGGATGACAGACTAAAGCTTGGCAAAGGAGCATTAGAAGAAATTGCTAAAGCAGAAAATGGTTATTGGTATCACGGATGTAAAATATCTAAAGGCAAGCCATCAACAAAAAGAAGTTTTATTGAAAACTTTAGCTGGATAAAGAAAAAAGATTTTGTTCGGGGCGGTATGTTTTGTGAAAGAATGGATAAATATGGAGGATTATCTGAAATTACAAGAATAGAATATGGAGAAAAACTTGGTTTTATTTATAACAATAAAGCAAAAGCAATAGAAACGGTTAAGTCAGGAGGTAGAAATAATCCCGATATATGGAAGGCAAAAGATATTATTAATAAATTGTATTATTAATGTTTTCTCTTGACTAACCTTAATTAGCGTTTGACCTCGTTGAGATTTGGCAATCTTGTAGGTTGTCAAGGTTAGTCAAAAAAAGATATGAGTAAATTAGTAAGTGTTTTCATACAAACGAATACTTTCTGTAACGCAAGGTGTCTTATTTGTCCCTATAAAGATACTTATGCTAAAAATAAAGTTCCCAATGGGATGATGTCGTTAGAATTATATAAAAAGATACTTAGCGATTTAACAAAAGATTATAACGGAGAAATAGGTCTTTATTTTCAATACGAACCTTTAATGGACAAAAGACTTCCACAGTTATTTAAACTTGCTAAAAGTTATTGTCCTAAATCAAGAACATCTATATCTACTAATTGTTCTTTATTAAACGATGAGTGGGCTAAGGCGTTGATTGAATGTAATTCTCTTGACTATGTTTATTTTAATGTATTAGGAGGAACGAAAGAAACCTACGAGAAAGCAATGCCTCCTTTAAAATGGGAATTGACAATAAAGAATCTTAATAATTTTGCAAATCAGTTTAATGGAAATATGTATATTAATTTCATGAAAACGAATGATAATAAAGACGAAATAGATTCATTAAGAAAAGTTATTAATAAGAAAGTAAGTATTATAGAAGAATATTGGGCTTCTAATCGGGGAGGTACGATAGAAATTAATAAGCCAGAAAACGTTAAAACTAGATATGAGAAGAACGAAAATAGTTGTATTCC